GAGCCGGGCGTGCTCGACCTGTCCCGGCGCAATGCCAGGGCGCTTGTCCATAGCGCGGTCATGTCGAGCGCCAATGCGGCAAGGTTGGCGGTCTATCGCAAGAACGGGAAATATCTCGCCGGGATCAGGTGGCTTGCCACGCTGGATTCGCATACCTGCACCACCTGCGCGGCGCTGGACGGCTCGCAATGGGATATGCAGGGCGAAAAGATCAAGGGAACAACGCTGGAACTGCGGTTCCCCCCGGCGCATTTCGCTTGCCGGTGCGTTATCAGCCCGGTCCCCAAGTCGCTCGATGACATATTCGGCAAGAAGGGGGGCGATGAACTGCGGGACAGTTTGAGCCAGCGGGCCAGCAAGGACGGGCCGGTTGGTGGTGCGACCACGTTCAAGGACTTCCTGCAACGCCAATCACCGGAGTTTGTGGAGCGGGTATTGGGCAGGAAGCGGGCGGAGCTTTACCTCGCCGGTAAGCTCACCTTGCGTGATCTGGTTAGCGGAACGGGCCGACCGCTAACCCTTGAGGAACTAGGGGCCGAATAGGAGAGTTACCATGTCAGACGATAAGACTTACAGCCAGGCCGATATTGACGCGGCGGTCGCCAAGGCGCTCGATGGCGTCAAGAGCAAAAATGATGAACTGCTTGACGAGGTGAAGGGCTTGAAGGCCAAGCTGCGCGCCACGTCGGAAATCAGCCCGGAGGAAATGGCCCGCGTAGAGGCCGAACGCGACAAGGCGCTTGCCGAACTGGGCGAGGCCGCGAAGCAGGTCAAGGCGCTCACAGCCGAACGCGACAAGGCGGCCAAGACGCTTGAGGCCGAACAGGGCGCGGCGCGCACCTATGCGCTTGAGGCGGAGATTGCCGGGGCGATTGCCGCCGGTAATGTGGTCCCCGCGCTTGTCCCAGGCCTTACCGCGATGGTCAAGCAGCAAGCCAAGGCCGATCTGGTCGATGGCAAATATGCCGTGATGATCGGGGACAAGCCCGCCAAGGATTACATTTCAGGCTTCCTCGATAGCGACGATGGCAAAGCTTATCGCGCGGCGATGGCTAATGGCGGGGGCGGGGCCAATCCTGGCACTGGCGGCACGGGCGGAGGCAAGACCGTAACGCGGGCGCAATTGGACGGCATGGCCCACGGGGATCGCTCGGCCTTCATGAAGGAGGGCGGCAAGGTGGTGGATGCGGCGGCATAAAGAACGCCAACTATCACGGGCTAATTTTTATGGCATGGAAGGCCCCGCTGCGAATGGCGGGGCCTTTCGTTTGCACTCCGGCGGGGCCGGAACCGCGCATCACGGGCTGGGCCTGTTGCGGTTTTTCCCTTTGACCTCAACCGGAGTGTGCCCAAATGGCCAATACCCTTACCGACCTGATTCCCGACCTTTACGAGGCGCTTGACGTTGTTTCGCGCGAAATGGTTGGCATGATCCCCGCCGTCACTCGCAATTCGGGCGTTGAACGCGCCGCGCTCAACGAGAACGTGCTCGTCCCCATCACCCCCGCCGCGACCACCGCGACCAACACCGCTGGTGTGAACGCCCCGGATACCGGCGACCAGACGATCGGCAACGTTGCCGTGACTGTCAGCAAGTCGAAGCACGTTCCGATCCGTTGGAACGGCGAGGAGACCAAGGGCTTGCAGAACGCTGGCACCTTCTCCTCGATCATGGCGCAACGCATGTATCAGGGCATCCGCGCCTTGGTGAACGAGATGGAGAGCGATCTCTGGCTCGAAACTTACAAGGCCAGCTCGCGCGGTTACGGCACGGCGGGCACTGCCCCGTTCGGGACCGCCGGTGACTTCACCGACTTCTCGGGCGCTGCGCAGATTCTCGACGAGAACGGCGCGCCGGTTACGGACCGTCAGCTTGTGCTCGGCCATGCGGCCATGAACAACCTGCGCGGCAAACAGTCGGTGCTGTTCAAGGTGAATGAGGCTGGGCGCGAGGACATGCTGCGCAATGGCATGACCGACCGTATCCAGAACTTCGCAATCCGCCACAGCAACGCCATCGGTGTCCATACCAAGGGCACCGGCGCGAGCTACCTGATCAACCTGGCATCGCCCGTCGTCGGCACGACCGTTATTCCGGCGGATACCGGCTCGGGCACCATCCTGGCCGGTGATATCGTGACCTTTGCGGGCACGACCACAAAGTATGTGGTTAACACCACCCTTTCGGGCGGTCAGTTCGCAATCGGTGCGCCGGGCTTGACCACGGCGGAAACCGATAACGACGCGATCACGGTTGGCAACAGCTACACGCCGAACCTGGCGTTTGACCGCTCGGCGGTGGTTTTTGCCTCGCGGATGCCCGCGATGCCGGAAGGCGGCGACTCTGCTGCCGACACTTACCAGGTGGTCGATGACAAGACCGGCCTGGCGTTCGAGGTCGCGCTCTACAAGCAGTTCTTGCAGAACGTGATCCACGTCCGTGCGGCTTGGGGCCAGAAGGCCATCAAGCCCAACCATATCGCCACGTTGATCGGCTGACGGGATGGGCCGGGGGTTTCGGCTCCCGGCCTTACCGCAGCCACGGAGGGCAATATGGCGCAAGGCAAGACCGCAACAAAAACCGCAGCCACGGAGGGCAAGGCCGTTCGGATGGTGCGCGATCCCGAAACATATCCCGAACCGCACAAGGCCGATGTTCACCCCGCAGAGGTGGAGAACTTCAAGGCTGGCGGGTGGGCCACGGCGTAGGATGCTAAACGATGGCTAACATCACGTTCAACATTGCCAAGGGCAGGATTGTCGAGTTCTACAATCGCGTCAAAGGCAATGATCCGACCAATTCGGCGCTTATTCTTGTGCCGATTGAGACCAGCGGCCTTGAATCGGATGCCACGCTGATCGACAAGGATGACCTCTCGGCGCTTCTCGCTGGCACGACCAACGAGCAGACCACGATGGGCCGCAAGACGCTCACTGATGCCGATCTAGCTGCGTTGCCCGCACCCGATGACACCAATGACCGTTACGAAGTGTCTCTCCCGACCACGACCTGGACGGCGGCGAGCGGCAACGCAATCAGCAAAATTGCGGTCTGTTATGACAGCGACACCACATCGGGGACCGATAGTAACATCATTCCGCTTACGATGTTCGATTTTGCCGTCACCCCGTCCGGCGCTGATATCCAGATGACCACGGGCGTATTCTTCCGGGCGAGCTAATGCTCCTCCCCGCCTCACCCTGCGGCTTTGGGTTTACCTATGACAACTGGGGGGCAAACCCTGGCACAAGCGCGGGCGTCTCCGTAACCCCCGGAGCGTCGAATGCGGAAGGTTCGTGGACGCAGGTGGCATCGAGCGCGAACATCGCGCAGGATGTTTATTTTGTAATGATCGACATCTCTGGCGCGGCCCTTTCGACTGTCGCCAAGAATCAATTGCTCGACGTGGGGGTCGATCCAGCGGGCGGAACATCTTACACCGCCGTTGTTTCAAATTTTGTTTGCGGGTCGTCCAACAATTTTGGCTCCGGCATCCCAAGGCCGCTTCACTTCCCGATGTTCATCAAGGCTGGATCGTCGGTTGCCGTGCGAGTGCAAGGGAGCCACTCCACAGCAGGAACAATTCGCATCACCGCCAAGTTCTATGGCCAACCGTCGCGGCCCGAATTTTTTCCGGTGTGCCAATACAGCGAGACCATCGGAGCAATCACGAACAGCAACGGGGTGAGCTTCACGCCGGGCAACGCGGCTGACGGCACATGGGTCAGCCTCGGCACCATCGCCAAGCCCGCCAAATGGGTTCAGCTCGGGTGCCAGATCGATAACGGCACGATGTCGGGTCACCAGACCTATGTTGATTTAGGAGTTGGCGACAACACGAACAAGCGAACACTGATCCGCACGATGATTCAGTCCACCACTGGCGAAATCATCAGCGAATTGGTCGCAGGCAATCTCGGCTGGTGTGAGGTCGATCTGCCTGCTGGCGCGGAACTGTGGATCAGAGGCCGCAACAGCGCCGCCCCGGTCACGGGCTACAACGGCAACGCGGTCATTTTCGGATAGGAGGCTGAAATGGCAAGCTACACCTTTTCGCCCGCTCACCTCGGCCCGATTGTCGATCACGCCGCCAATCTCGACTGCACGGTCGAAACGCTGGTGCTTGAGGCCGGGCGCTACTCGATGGTGACGGCCAACCCAATCGATCCTGTCCAGTTCGCGCACTTGCAGGACTTCACCGACATCGAGGTGATCTGATGGCTGCATTTACCGTCATTGAGGGCACTGAAGCGGTCAGCACTACCGAATGGAGCCTCGCGACCGACACCAGTTATGACACGGGCGATGCGCAGACCACGGACGGCTATTTGACCGCCGTGCTCGACCTTTCGGACATGATCGCGGGGGACCAGCTTCAAATCCGCATTTATGAAAAGGTGCGCAGCGCCGACACGCAACGGATCGTTTATGAGGCGATCCTGACGGGCGCGCAGTCGCAACCGATCTGGGTAAGTCCGACGCTTCCGGTCATGTATGGCTGGGATGTCACCTGCGATGCCTTGGCTGGCACGATCACGGTCAACTGGTCGCTTAGACTGGCCCCGATGACATGAGTTGGCTTTATTTCCCCGCCGTTGTCCCGCTGACAGCGGGTGGCGGGGCATTCAGTCAAGTTGTCGGGCTGGCGACAGAATCGTCAACGGCCATCAATCGCGGCATCGCCATCCCGGTTGGGCTGGCGGCGGAAACCGACACAGCCATTGCTCTAACCGCACGGGTGATCCGCGCGACCGGGCTTTCAACCGAAACCGATACCGCACTAAACCGAGGCATCGCTACGGGCGTCGGGCTTTCGACGGAAACCAGCATCGCTCTTTCGCGTGGCATGGCGGCGGGCATCGGTCTGGCCACGGAAGCGCAAACGGCAACTGCCCTTTCTGGCGTCCTGATCCGCACAGTTGGCTTGGCCAGCGAAATCGATGCGGCAATCGCTCTTGCGCAAGTGCAGGCCCGTTCCGCTGGCGTTGCGCTTGAAACGAATACCGCGCTTGCCCTTAGCCTTTCCGGTCCGACGCAAATCCCGGTTGGCTTGGCAACGGAAACCGACGCCGCACTTGCCGTCGCTGCTGTCCTGATCCGCGCGACCGGGCTGGCCGCCGAAACGGATACAGCATTGCCGCGCGGGCTTGCGCATGGCGCAGGCATGGCAACAGAAGCCAGCGCATCGCTTGCTTTGGCGCGCGTTCTCGTTCGCGCTACCGGGCTTTCAACCGAAACCGATACGGCCCTTGCGCGCGGGCTTGCGCAGGGCGTTGGGCTATCCAGCGAAATCAGCGCGGCTTTCGCGCTTGCCTCGAACGCGGGCCAGCCTGTCGGTATGGCCACAGAAACGGCAACGGCGCTTGCTCTTGCGGCGATCCAAATTCGCGCCGCTGGCCTTGCTACAGAAACCGATGCCGCGCTGGCTCGTCCCTATATCCTGGCGAACAATGTCGGGCTTGCCGTTGAAGGCAATACCTCGCTTGGCCTGTCAATGGTCCAGCTACGGGGCGTTGGACTGGCCAGCGAAACAAACGTGACCCTTGCGCGTCCGGCAGCTGTCGTTCTCGCAACCGGCGCGGCGGACGAGAACGATACAGCCTTCGCGCGCGGCCTTGGCCAAGGCATTGGCCTTTCGTCTGACAGTTCAACGGCGCTTGCTCTGGTGGTGTTCGAGCCGGGGGCGGAAACCTATCCGCTTGCCGGTGTCGCGCAGCCCTATCCAGCCCCTGGCATGGTCTACCCACGCGAGGGTGTGTCACAGCCGTATCCGGGCATCAACGCCAACTTTCCGCTTGCCGGTTCTGTGCAACACTACCCCTTGGAGGCGGCATAATGGCGTTGGAAGTCGAGGACGGAACAGGGAAAGCCAACGCGGAGAGCTACGCCTCTGTCGCGTCCGCCGACACGCGCCTTGCTGCCTTGGGTATGACCACCTGGGCACCGCTCCTGACCGCCGAAAAAGAACAGGCTTTGCGACGCGCGACGGCCTATATCGAGCAGGCATACCGCAACGCATGGAAGGGCACGCGGCTCTATCGCGCCCAGGCCCTGTCATGGCCGCGTTACGGTGCGATTGTTGACGGCTGGGATGTTTCCAGCACGGTTGTTCCGGCAGACGTTGCCAATGCCTGCATCGACCTTGCTTTCAAGGCGGCGGCTGGCGACCTCAATGCCGATTTGACCCGTGCGGTCAAGCGCGAGAAGGTTGGGCCGCTCGAAACCGAATATTCCGACGTCGGGCCGCGTTCGACGCAATTT